CCTATGTCAATCAAGGCCTAAGCCTAAGATGAATAAGAAAACTCGTAAACGAATAGAGGAAGACAGGAAAAGAAGGACAACACCCCGTTCATCTGCTACTGGATATTAAGGAGTCTATTATGTATGATAATATGGCTAAAACTTTAATGGAATATACTAAATGTTGTATAACTCCAGAAGATGACGGTTATATGGCCTTATGGAGTGCGGTAATATTTGATTTTACTCCAGCTGAAGCAATAAATTTAACTGAAGGCTTGCAAAAACGAAAATAATGTTTATAATTTGCAAACTTTTACCAATAGTGTTATTATTAAAGTGAGAGGTGGGAGCCAATAAATAAACTGGAATGTAAAAATTGTAGTAAAGTATTGGGAGAAGCCGATTTTGAAGGTGTTATAAAAAAGAAATGTCCTAAATGCAAAAGTATGAATATATATATTCAACGATTGGGTGGAAAAGTTTACTCGTTTTTAGAGCAAAAGGAATAAACTAGCGGCTCAAACTAAGCAGCCCCTACTATCAGGTAATAACTGGTGGTGGGGGCTTTTTCTATTTATATGGTAAATTTTAAAGGAGGGATTAATATGGCTATGAATATGGGCCCAGGAGGATCACAACAACCACAGCAAGGTGGGCAACAACAAGGCGGTCAACAGCAACAGTTACAGCAAAGGTTATCTCAGATGGATCATCAACAGCTTGTAATGCTTACTATGCAGCTTATTACTAGACTACAGCAGGTAGAACAGGCAGGACAGCAACAGGCAGGGCCACAGCAACCACGGCAACAACCAGTACAAAGAGGGTGATTAGATGATTCCTAACAAGACAACTTCATTAAATAAAGAAGCTGATAACTTATTTCAAGAACAGATTTTTCTCTTTAATCACTTTGACGATTATCGAAGTCAATGGGATGATATGGCAATTAAATGGTATAAGCAGGTTGTTGGATTTAAAAAAGAACTAAAAGAAGACAATGGTCGTTCAAATGTTCATATTCCTAGAACATATCAGATAATCGATACTATTCGGTCAAGGTATATAATGGGTTTATTTAAGGATAAGCCTTATATTGATTATATTCCTAAACCAAGTAATTTAGATAGATTTCCTATGGATATGGCAGAAGATAAGGCAAAAGTTGCGGCTGCTTTAGCTAATGAACAGTTAGATAAGAACAACATAGTTTCCAAATACTATGATTATATAACTTCTCTCCTTATCTTTCCTTTGGGAATTATGGGGGTTGGGTGGCGGTATGAGGAAGATTATGTAAAGAGAAAAGTACCTATACCAGAGATTGTTAAAAACCAATTTGGTATTCCCCAATATACAGGAAGAACTATCTATCAGCCTAGACAGTCAATAGAAACCACTTGGGATGATAACGAAATTAACAATATTGATTATTTTGATTTTTGGCCTGATCCAAAAGGTACTACTTTAGATGGCTGTAGAGGAGTATTCCAAAGAGAATTTGTAACATTTGAGAAATTAGAACATAGACTTAAATTTTTAGAATATTTAGATGAAGGAAAAATTTATTTGAATAATATTGGCGAATTGAAAGAGTTGCAAGGCAGTGTTAATTTAGAACATGGCCGTGAAGAAAGGTTATCAGAGGTGGGATTTTCTTCTGGAAGTATGGATATTTTTCAAAACACGGACTATAAATCTAATAAAAATGCAGAATTTGAATTACTACATTATTGGGAAGATGACAGACATTGTATAACTGTAAACAGGAAGAAAGTTGTATATGACGGTCCTTCTCCTTATTGGCGGCACAAGAAGAAACCTTTTGTTGTAGGTACTTATGATAGATTGCCTTCTCAACTTTATGGAATGAGTGCAGCCCAGATCATTTCTGATATTCAAGAAGAAGAAAACACTCTCCATAATCAGAGAACAGATAATATTAATTTCATTCTAAATAAAATGTGGAAGGTAAGAACTGGTGCAGATATTGATGAAAGTGAATTAATATCAAGGCCACACGGAATAATCCATGTAGATAGACCAGAAGATGTAACGGAGTTTGAGATGTCCGATGTTGCTTCATCTTCTTTTAGTCAACAGGGATTATTGCAGAGTTTAGCTGAAAATGCACTTGCTACTCCACCTGTAATACAAGGGGCAGAAAGCAGCGGTTCTAAAACAGCTACTGAAACTATGAAACAGACAACAAATGCTGGAATGAGATTTGATGTCAAGATGAAACTTTTTCAGGAATTAAATATTAACCGAATGGCTTATTTGATGGATATGAATAATCAACAGTTCATTGACGGTGAAAGAGTTGTAAACATTAATATTGACCAGGCTAATGCTTGGAAGGCTATTAATCCAGGTGATTTAATCGGTGAATTTGATTATAGGCCAGCTGGAACAAATATTGATCCTGCAGCTAACAAAGAAGTCCGCAGGGAACAATTAACTCACATGATGCAATTCTTATTACAAAGTCAGGTACCGTTCGTTAACTATAAAGAGTTATTTGAAGAATGGTTGAAATCTTTTGATGTAGAAAACGCTGAAAAGTTTTTGTTAAGCGATCAAGAAATGCAACAGCAACAACCAATGCAACAACAGCAGCAAGCTACTGCTGGACAGCAGTCAGAAAACGCAGCCACAGGTAGAGCAAGGGGAAGAAGACCACAGCAGGAGAGAAACCCTAGTCAACAATCGTCAGGACAGGTGAGATAAGTGGAGGAAAAACAAAAAGTCGAACAAATTGTAAGTATGGCAAATAGTGGAGGTTGGAAATTACTTAAAGGTCATATAAATAATGAAATCAAATTTGCTGAAACGGAATTGTTGGAAAACGAAGAATTGGACTTGACAGGAAGAATAGCTCTGCAGAAGGAAAGAAAATGTCTCATTGGAATTTTAGGTTTTGTTAAAAAGCGTGTAGACAAGTTTAAAAATAACTAAGGAGGACTAATTTATGGGATTTTTCGGTCAAGCTGATGGCGATTATCAAGAAGCAACTCATGATAACCCACTCGGCTTAAAGCAGGCCCCTGAAGAAGAAGCTGCAAACCAGGGACAACCTGTTGATGATGAAGCAGCAGTCAACGATAATGTTGGGCAGATGACAAAAGAACAAGAATTAGATGACAAGATTAGTGGTGGAGACAATCAACAACAGCAATCAATGGAAGCACCTATAGAAAAAGTAGATGTTAATGATGATTTTGACAAAAAGGTAGCCTTTATTAAGCAAAAAGTAAAAAGCCCAGAAGAGTTTGAAAACAGCATTGGTGAATTGGAACAAAAGTTAGGAATTAATCCATCTCAAAAAAATATCACCAACCAGGAAGAAGCTGTTAACTATTATGTTCAGCTTGAAAATCAGTTAGGGAAAACTTCTGACATTGACGAAACAAGGCAGAATTATAGTAGAATTCAGCAGGAAAACCAGAGATTAAAGCAGATGTTGCAAACACAGCAAATGCAAAACCCACAAAATATGCAACCTTTAAGGAACCCTCAAACTGGTCAATTTATGACACAACAGCAACCTAATGTTAATCAAAGCCAACAGCCTGTTAATCAGCAACAGCAGGGGGAGCAGCAACAAAGTACAGAGTTATCTTTAGAAGATGTAATGGAAGATCTTGAATTTGATATACCAAACGATGAATTTATTAATGATATTTACGAAAAAGGAGCTAATTCAGAATCGTTTAAAAAAGTTGTAGCTCAAACTTCACTTAAAACAGCTGAAAAATTAGTTGAACGAAAGTTTCAAGAACAGGAACAAAAACAACAGCAGGAACAGCAACAACAACAGCAGAGAACGCAACAAGCACAGCAGTTAAATAACAATTATAAGAGCCAGGTTGATACTTTAAAGCAACAATATGGGGAAGAAAAATTTGAGAGCAATAAGCCAGACATTCTAAATTTTTTCAAGCAATATCCTATGTATTTAGACCCAGCTATTTTCCCTAATGGATTTGACGTAGCTTTTAATTATGTAAGTTCAATGAATAGCCAGTATCAGCAGCAACAGCAGGTTACGCAGCAAACTCAACAGCAAAACAATGCTCAAAAGAAAGCTGCAAGAATACCTAAATCACAAGCTAATAATAAAATGAATTTTCAAGATAGAAATATTAGTCAAGAAGAAATAGAAAAACAGCAAATATTTTCCAGCGGTGGCCAAGGCGGACTCTGGGGATAAATCACAGGTAAAACAGCTTTTTACCCCTGTGGTTATAACTTATTTGCGATAATATAAGGAGTGAACAAAATGGCAATTTATGATTATAACGGTCGTAATATATGGGATGGCTCTGATGGAGCCCCAGTATTGACTTATGATGTCGATACCGACCGCAGGGTTATTGATGTTTCAAAAGAAATTTCATACTTAGTCCCAGAAGCAACACCTTTCATTAGTTTATTGATGAGAGCAAGAAAAGTACCTGTAAGTTCTACCGAGTTTATTTGGTACGATCAGGGAGCACCTACTTGGTACACCCAAATTAATGACGCTGCAAATTATATATCTACTGATACAGCTATTGTAGTAGATGACGCTAGTTTCTTCCGTGTTAAAGACATTATCAAAGACACAACTACAGGAGAAATTATGTATGTATCGGCACTTGACACAGCTACCAATACTCTGACAGTTACTAGAGGGTATGGTTACGATAGTGGTACAGGAACAGGTACACAGGCAGGAGCTATAACTGATAATGATTATATTTTGAGATTATCAAACGCTATGGAAGAAAACTCTAGCTCACCTGCTAGTTATGCTACTCAACCTACAAAATTCTTTAACTTCGTTCAGACCATTAGAACACCTTTTGATAGTTCTATGGATAATGAAGTGGAAGGAAAAACAGCAGGCACATCACCACGAGTTAGACTTCGTAGACAAAAAACACTAGAACATCGCATTGATATTGAGAAAACTGCACTTTGGGGAGAAAGATACGAGGATCTTACCAACAACAGAAAGATGACTGGCGGTGTTGAACAGTTTATTAATACAAATGGTTATGATGTAGCTTCTACAAACGGTGGAATTTTAACAGAAGCCGAGTTAGAAAAGATTACAGAAATGGCATTTAAGTATAAATCACCTACAGGCGGGTCTAAATTAATGCTTACTTCATTCAGAGTAGCTGGTATTATCAATCAGTTTGCAGCTGGTCGAATTGAAACTACTTCTGGTGAAGAAACTTACGGATTAAAATTAAAGAAACTGCAAACATTCAACGGCGATTTAATCCTTGCACCTACCAGATTGTTTGAACACGATTATACAAATACAGCTATGATCCTTGACATGGAAAATATCGAGTACAGACCATTTGGTGGAACGGATACTAAGTTAAAAACTAATATCCAGGATAACGATGTAGATGGCTGGAAAGACGAATACATGACAAAATTCGGTATTCGTGTTCGTAATGAAGAAACTCATTCAATCGTAACAGGAATTACAACCTAATTATTTGAAAGTTAAAAAAAGGGGGGGCTTTTGCCCCTCTGTAACTATAAGAGGAGGATTAAAAAGATGGCAAGAACTAAAGATCCTGAAACAGGTAAATTTATGACTGAGGAAGAAGCTAAAGAAAAATTAAAAAATGTAGATGTGCAAAACGATTATGCTATTTTTGCAAGTGCTGGTAAAGACACTTCTAATTTTAGTGGCTTAATTATGACTATGCAAGCTGCTGAATATAGAACATCTAATAGAGATGGTACAAAAGGAAAGCGAATTGAGTTTAATGATGGCCGCTACAAAACAAAGAATAAAGAAGAAATAGAATTCTTGCTTTGGAAGTGCGACAATCCGATTAAATATTCAAAAATCAAATGTATTCAGTTACCAGACTGGTACAAAAAAATTAAGGAGAGTGCTTAATTATGGCTACAATTAGTTTTGACGCTGATAATGCAGGAATGAATGATGTAAGAGCAGTTGGTATGCAGCTTAAAATTTTAACAGGTACTTTTGATTTTGATGCTAGTTACCCTACAGGTGGGGAAAGTTTTGATGTTAGCAATTTTTTCCCTAAAGGTGTAGTAGCTGTAATCCCAGCTCCAAAATCAGGTTATGTATTCGAGTATGATTCAGATAACGAAAAAATATTAGCTTATTATGCTGATTATGACGCTGTAGCTGACGGAGCTTTAATAGAAGTTGCCGATAGTACAGATTTAGCAGCTATCACAGATGTTAAGTTTGTTGCATTAGGATATTAAGAACCTGTTTATGAAGATGAAGTTAAATCTAAGAAAAAATAAAACTATAAGGGCTGGTATATATGCAGGAATTA